ATTTGCCATAGTATCCTCTTATATAATAGTGCCACTTGTAGTTTTAGATGAAAGTGGTTTATCTTTAGCTACTTTCTCTGCCATTGTTACTGGAATAGTATCAAGGGAATTTTCAATCTCAGTAAGAGATTTTGAAGAAAAGGGTTTAAGTTTTTCTGCGGCCTCAGCTCTTTTATTTTGTTCTAATAGTTGAGCAACCTCAGGTTTCATATTAGGAGGTAATTTACTACCACCTGCGATATCATTTAAAACGGGACCAAGCTGACCATTGAATTGTTCAGCAAGATTCTTTAGTTGACCTGTATATCCATTCGCGCTGTTACCAATTTCTGCTTCAAGGCCAGAGACAAACTTAACCACTTCTTTCAAGAAACTATCTGCGACAGGTTTACCTTTACCTACAACTGTTTTCAATGCTGTATTTAAATCTGCAGAGTTTTGATTCGTTACTGAATTCAATGCTGATGATATTTTATCTAATGATTCTCCAGTTAATTCTTCGAGTGCTTTACTCATAGATTCTGTAGTCGGTGAAGTTACTTTAAAGTTAAGTAAACCTCCTCCAATTGTTGCACCAGAAAGTGTTTCTAAATCTGAATTACTTGAAGGTGGCTCTTTGATTATGTTTTTTAAACCAGATGCATTCCCTTTGAGAACGACTACACCTTTTGACGCAACTTTATCTGCTTCTTCAAGTCCTTCAAGGTCGTCTACTTCTACTGTGATAGATTCAAAACCAGCGCCTTCGTTGCCAACTCCTGCAGCAAGTGTACTTTCTCTTAAAGCACGCTGCTGTTTTAATATTTCTTGTGCTTGAGGAGATAAACCATCAATGTTTACTCTTCGAACTACGCCGTCGAGTTCTCTGTTTAACGCGCCACTACTTATTTCAGGTGTCTTAGCCATTTAAGAAGGACCTCCAACTAATGCGTATGTATCAAATACATTCAATGCAGCTGCAACTCTTTCATCTTCACCAGATCTTTTCTTTACAATTTTTCCTGACGCTCTCATAGGTGGATCTCTAAAGCTAGAATTTGTATCTTTAAATGACGGTCTTTCATATTTTCTCATAAATGCAATTGCAGCATGATCTGCTCGCTTTGTAGCTTGTAACTTAGTTTTTGCTGTGCTTTCAGTCGTTTCAAGTTCACGAGTAACCCAAAATAGTTGAGCTTCTAGAGTGTACGGAGATAATTCATGAAGTTCAGAAGCTCTAGTGCGATAACATAGATCAAGGAAAGGTTGCCAGCGAGGAGGATGCCACTGCGCGATGCCATGAGCCTTGCCTCCATCACCTCTTCTTTGAGTACTAATTACATTGTCATCAAAATTAGCAGATTCAACAATTAAGTTTCCAACAATACCAGCCGATTGTTCTGGATCATAACCTCCACCTATGTCAGAAATAAACCAATTGAAAGCTTGTTCAACTTTACTGTTTCCAGCTGGTGTAGGTATGTCTCTAAAATATTCGGAAGAACTAGTTGTACCCGGCGGGCCTTCTTCTTTTATACTTGCGTAATTATCTTCAAATGAACCACCGCGTTGTTCGCTTTGACGAACTTGTGTTTCGGTTGGTGTAAGTGTATAAGGAATTGATCCAATAACGAGAGGTTGTTGCGATTGTGGACCGTCTAAAAATATTCCAACAACTTGAGCACCTACGCCAATCCTTGGACCTCGACCGTGTACAATACCAATTTCGGTTGTAGGAATAACAACAGAAGCCCAGGGCAAATCAGCATCTGTTAATTCTGGATGATCATGGACTCCAACTATACGTACCTTAAGTCTGCCAAGATCTAAAGGATCACCAGTGTTACGAATAACTGTACCAATAAACCACCGCGTAGTGTCGCCGTAGAATCCAGTAGTTTGTAATGTTTTCATACTTTGCATATTGTAATCCTAAAATGGGCCGGTTGCTTCAGGAATAATGACTGGAGCGTCAGCTATATATCTTGTGTCTAGTATTTTGACACCTGTTAAATGAACCACGTATCCTTCTCTAGTAAAAGAATGCCTAGCAGCATATACTAAATAGTCTCCAGATTTTTTATGGTCTTCTTGATTAGCGCCTTGTCCTTTTATAGTTGGCGTTAAGAACAATAATTTATATTTGTTTCCAATTGTAGTATGAACACTACCATTAATGAAGTTTCTACCAGGCAATGTAAAGTCTAATGAATAGTTAATTAGCCAGTGTCTTAGCCCTTTTGAATCTAACCTTTCTAGGAATTCACCATTTGATCTACTCTCTCCTAGAGAATATATATTTGCATCATATAAATCTGTTGAATATATATTTGAAACAAGATTAGATGAATTACGTAGATGAAACGGTACAGCTTCAGCGTCACCGCCTTTTTCTTCTAAACCAGCTTCAACTGGATATGCTTCTTCAATCTTAATAGACTTACCTAGAGCTTTTCCAATTACTGTTCTTGTTTCATACATATCTCGAGCTGTCCAACGATTCTTGTTTTTATTATTTCCAGATTGTCTGTGGCCAGGATACGTTACCTTATTTCTTGTAATGTCGTGAAAAGCAAATTCGCTGTTTAAAAAACCATTTGAATTAATTTTTAAGAGTTCATCTGTAGAAGGAGTACTAACTCTCTCAATGTTGTATGATTGATTAAATATTGATTGATTTTTATCGTTCACAAAAGCTTGAGAAAATCTGTACGGCGCAATTTTTTCATTTACTGCATCATTTTCTAACATTTTTGACAAAGGCAAAAGATGAAGTGCTTTATTAGTAAGAGTAGAAAAGAAATAGAAAGGAGAAGCGTCTTCAGAAGTAATTCTATCTTTTATCCAGTCAGCAGCTTTAAGTGGTCTCATATCTGGAATAACTACACCAAATTGACCTTGTGCATCTTGACTTGTTTCATATTCAGGACCGGCGTCTTCTGATTTAGAAAGCTCTTTACCTAAAAATTCTTTTACAATTTTTGAAATTATTTCATAACCCTTACCAAAGTAAGACTTATTTACGTTTTGCATTTCAGAAAGATAACCAATGTCTTCAATAATATGCAAAGAAAAAACTGTTTGGCTATCATTAGTTTTAATGTTCTTTAATATTTTTGTTACGAAAAAATTCTTTTCTATCAACTCAGATCCAGTATCTGGCAGCTTTACAGCCATTCTAAATCGTTCAACACCATAGAAGTTTATTCGGTCTGAAATATTTTCTGGATCTACAAAACTAACTACACCTGTTATGAAAGGCTTATCTAAATTTTCATATACATCAATGTCAGTGACAACGTCGGTAATGTCAAATGTCTCTCCATACAGAGATTTTAGCTCTGCTACTTCAAGTACAAAATCCGTAGCGGATTGTGCTTGGGATTTTCTTTCCATATTATGATCTCAATGCTTGATTAAATGCATTCACGACATCGCTCAAAGCTCTTGGTGTAATTACTTTGATAGATCTTAACGCATCATTTGATGCTATATGCCTATCTAAGTGAGTTATTTCTGCGAGAGATGCAGCGTTGCCTACAGCTGGATCAATATCAACATATTGACCCGATGAATTTTCGTAATGATGAGCAGCGTTATATTCTCGTGATGCTGCTGAAAGAGTTACTGATTGAACTGTATCATTAACAGTTGATGTAATTACTTCTCCTGATGTAAATGAATGTGCGCCTTCAACAATGATCTGACCGAACTCAAGCCTGCGTTTTATAATTGTACCAGTTGCGCCAGATGAAGACCCAGACACCGTTTGTCCTGGTAAAAATATTCCAGTCAAAACGCCAGTAGTTGTAAGAGTAGTATTTGGGAAATGCTTCTGTGCCATTTCTTCAATCTTTATATTTCCTAATGGCCAGCCTTGATCTTTCAAAGTGTCGTTTAAAAGATAAAAAGTCCAATGATAGTGTGGTGATCCATATAACTTAAATGATACTATGTCTGGTCTATCACCATCTAGAACGTTATAAAACTGGTAGAAGTTGACGTCGTCTTTTATTTGATCAATAATATCAACATAAGCAGATATATCCTGAAATGCAGTTATACTTTCTTCGTTACCAAACTTATACGCCACATTAGGAAAGTTATAGAAGTATGCCATTAGAAACCCTCCAAAATATCTTGTTTATTAAGCGTTCTTTCTTCTATGAACGCAAGTGTAATAACTACCTCTGAAGCTTTCCCGTCAGAATGCCAACCCATACTCCCGGGGTTATATGTAGTGTTTACGTCTCTGAGATAAACAGGTTTAAATTTTGTTGCTACGGGTTGATTATCATATGTCATTTCAATATCAAATAGGTTAGGAAAGTTGTATCCAATAAGCTGAGTACCACCGCCAGTTACTGAAGGATAAAGTTCTGTTCTGAAGAACTTTATAATTTTATCAATCTCTAATGCTTCATCTGCGGAATTTGCAATCATTTTAAATGTAAATGAAAAATCGCGAAGATTTACAGCTCTAAATAAAGTACGTCTGTTAGGATTAACTGTAGTTCTCAATACAGATTTTGCTACGTTTCCACCGCGTTCACCAGCAAAATTTCTAGCAATTCTTGTCGCGGCTAAGCGTGCTGCATCTCCATCAATATCAGCTCTTCCAGTTAATAAATCTTGAAAAGTTGAAACACCTTCTCTTGCCGCAGCACCTATTATACCTCCAATCGCTTGTCCTTGATTAGCAGCAGCTTCTGCAGTAGCACCAATAGCACCAAGTTCAATACCACTACTATATTCCGCCGCATCTCTAAACGTAAGCGCTTGTGGTAAATACAAAGATACTCTTTGACCTGAATAATTTCTTTTGTTAGATTGCGTACCATAGCTATAATTAGCTGCATCTCCAACATCAACTTTAAGTGGATCAAACGATTTCTCTTGGAAGTTTTTAATAGTAGGACCGACAAATTTGCCAACAGCTTCAATGTTTACTTCTGGGACAGGCGGAGCAAAGGAACGAAATGTAATTCTCCCTTTATAATCTTTTTGATTGTCTTTTGGGAATCTTAGTGCCATATTGTACCTAATAAATAGTATGAAATCTTTAACATTATTTATAAGGAAACTCCGTGGCTTATTCTGGTCGTTATAAAGTAAAAAACCGTGAGAAGTATAAGGGTGACGTGGATGGTGTAATTTTCCGATCAATGTGGGAAAGACACTGCTTCAAGTGGTGTGATGAGAATAAAGAAATAAAATCTTGGTCCAGCGAAGAAGTGGTAATTCCATACTTCTATGATGTTGATAAGAAGTATCATAGGTACTTTATGGATCTTAAGATTACGTTTAAGAGTGGAAAAACTATTCTTGTTGAAATCAAACCAGAGAAAGAAACGCAACCACCTAAAAGGCCAGACAAGTCAAAGCGTTATATCAGTGAGGCGATGACTTATGTAAAGAATAGAAATAAGTGGGAAGCAGCGAGTAAGTTTGCAAAAGATAACAACTGGGGATTTCAGATCTGGACTGAAAAGACTCTTACAAAGATGGGAATCATGCCAAAACAAATAAAACCGTTGAAGCCGCTTAAGCCTCTTCGTAAGAAAAAGAAATAGTGATAAATCGAGTATAAATACTGGTATGAGTAACTTATTCCAAACATTAGAATTCGAAGCTTTTAGGGCTGGAATTACGCCAAGAACACAAGCATCTAGAGATTGGTTTCGTAAGAAAGCACAGTCAATGAGACGTGTCAATCGTAACCAATTGATGAGAGAAGAACCTATTCAACTATCTAACAGACAGATTGTTGGTTCAATGTATATGTTCTTCTATAATCCTAAGCTTAAGGAAGAACTTCCGTACTATGATTCATTTCCGTTGGTGATTGTAATAGGACCAGCCAAAGGAGGATTCCTTGGAATGAACTTACACTATCTACCTCCAGTGTTAAGAGCAAAATTTTTGGATAGTTTACTTGAAGTTGCAAGTAATGAAAAGTATGACGATACAACTAGATTCGAAGTTTCATATTCATTATTAAAACGTGCTGCAAAGTTTAAATACTTCAAACCATGTGTTAAACATTATCTTTCAAACAATGTTAAAAGCAGGTTTGCTCGTGTACCCGCGCCTGAGTGGGAGATCGCTACATTCTTACCAACTGCAGATTTTCAAAAATCTAGTAGGTCTGCTGTATATAAAGATTCAAGGAAAATGATCTAATGTCAATTAACATAGAACAATTTAAAGGTGAAATATCTGGAAAGAACGGACCAGCAAGACCTAATCTTTTTGCGATTGAACTACCACCTTTTCCGGGCGCCACGACTCGAGCAGTTAACTTACTGTGTAGAGATGTAAACTTACCAGGAAGGCAAGTTGTTTCATATGACAAAGAGATTGGAACAAAAAGAGAAAAAGTTGGTTACGGCGCAGTTCATAATGATGTAGGTATGTCTTTCCTTTTATTAAATGACTATGGAGTTAAAGAATACTTTGAAAAGTGGCAAGAATCCGTATATAATCAGAACACATATCAAATTGGATATAAAAATACTTACACTCGTAATGTTAGAATACACCAACTTAAGAAAGGAGTAGGCTTACCGGTTTACTCAACGCCTCTAGGAATACCTAGATTACCTTCGATCATACAGCAGCGGCTACCTCGAATAGGACCGTTTGATTTTGCTCAGGGTGAGTTTAGTCTAGACTTCTTAACTGGTGAAGATAAAATTTACTCATGTGAATTGCAGGATGCTTTCCCTGTGACTATGGAAGCGATACCACTAAATAACGAACTGGATGGATTAGTAGAATTTAGAGTTGAATTATCATTTACAAAATGGACTTCAAACTTTACTGACCAAAATCCACTTGAAAACTTTGTACAAACAGCATTAGGTACAGTACTGACACGAATTTTTAACTAAAGGATGATATAGTTATGGCACTACCAAGAATTAATGCCCTGCCGAAATATAAAATTGAAATTCCCTCGACAAAGGAACAATATGATTATAGACCATTTTTAACAAAAGAGCAAAAAGTTCTACTGATTGCACTTGAAACACAAGATGAAAAGCAGATTTTAACTGCTATTACAAATACCATAGAAGCTTGTGTTGATAACATTGATATGAATAAATTGACTACGTTTGATGTTGAATATATTTTTACTCAGATTCGTTCAAAGTCAGTAGGTGAAAAATCGCATATTGGTATAAAGTGTAGCAATTGTGAAGAGACGAATGAAGTAACAATAAATGTTGAAGAAATTAAAATTAAAGTGCCAGATAAGAAAAACTCTGATATTCGTCTCAATGATGAATATACTTTAACAATGAAGTTTCCAAACTATATTCATATGTTAAACAATGATAGATTAAAGAATTCAAAGTCGGCAACGGGAATGTTGATTGAATTAATTATTGGATGTCTAGATTCTTTGAAATCAGAAGAAGAGAATATTAAATTTAAAGATGAACCAATTGAAGAAGTTGAAGCTTTTGTAGATTCTTTAACATCTGAGCAGTTTAATTCTATTATGGAATTTGTTAATGATATTCCAAAATTAAAACATAAAGTAGATTTCGTATGTGAAAGTTGTGAAACAAAAAATAGTCATGAATTAGTGGGGATCAATGATTTTTTTCAGTAAACCTCTCTCATGATTCGCTTGTTAACTATTATCAAGTGAACTTTAGATTGATGCAGTCATATAATTACTCTCTCACAGAGCTTGAAGATATGATGCCGTGGGAGAGAGAGGTTTATTTAACATTATTACAACAAGATGTAAAAGAACAAAATGATAGAACACGCCGAGAAAATCTGAATCAAGGAAGATAAAATATGTCCAGCCTAACAGAAGTTGCTTTAAAGATTGGAAAGCAACAGGAAATTTTAGAGAGATCTGAAGATCATCTTTCAAGCATCAGTGATAAGATTGAAAGGTTTCTTTCGAGTAGTTCTTCTCTTCAAAATCTTGAAGATAAGTCAGAAAGATCGCGCGGAGGCGCCGGCGCAATCAATCAAACCTCAGTGGCGGGTGCGGGTCGTGGAGGATCTCGCCTTGGCAACTTAGGCGGAGCTGCTGCTCTTGGATTAGGTGGCCTCGCAGCTGGTGCAATGCGAGGCTTAGGTGGTCTTGCTTTGATGGGCGCAGCAATACCAACATTTTTCGGTGGACTGTTACTTGGCTCCGAAGGAATGAGCTATTTACAAGATGTAAAAGGAATGGATTTTGAAGGCCTTAAGACTGCAGCACTAGGATTTAGTGATATAGTTCAAGCCTTAGAACCAGAAGCATTTTTAGCGTTAGGTGCGATAACAGCGATTAGTGTAGTGGGAGGCAAAAAAGGTGCTATAGGATTAGGCACAATGGGATTTGCTATTAGTGCTTTTCTAACTGGACTATTAGCCGGAGATCTTATATTTTCTGGTGTAACTGCTCTCGGCGGTGATATGCAATTTGATAGTATGCAAAAAGCCGTTGTTGGTGCTAGCACTATTTTCAATGGACTAGACACCAAAGGGATGATAGCATTAGGCGGGCTTTTAGGAGCATCTACATTAGCTTCTGCATTCGGTGGTGGTTCTAAAGCTGCTAAAGGCCTTGCGTTTATGGGTCTCGGTATTAGCGGTTTCTTAGCAGGCCTGTTAGCTGGAGATCTTTTATTCGCAGGAGTAAACGCTCTTGGAGTAGACATAGACTTTAGTAACGTAAAAACTATGCTGGCTGGATTTTCCTCAGCAATAGGTGAATTAACTCTTCCAGCTGTAACTGCACTTGGAGCACTTATGGCGGGTGGTGCACTTGTTGGATATTCTCCGCTTAAAGCAAAATCATTAGCCAAAGGCTTATTTGCAATTAGTGCAGGAATAGTAGCGCTCATGGCTGGTTTTGCTGCTGTCGAACTCATAGGTGCAGGTTCTCTTGCAATAGGCGCAAGCGTAGACTTTAGTAATGTTGAAAAGATTATGGCAGGATTCAGTGCGTCTATTGGCTCATTAGATGAAAAAGCAGTTATAGCACTCGGCAGCCTTTTAACTGCTGGTGGCGTGCTAGGTGCAATTACAACTGGTACAGGCAAGTCAAATTTTGTAATGGGAGTAAGTGCACTTGCTGCGTCAATTGTTGCATTTATGGGTGCCTTTGCTTTAGGCGATGCAGCTGCTTCGGCGATGGGTGCTGATGGGTCAAGTATCAAGAATGTAGTTGCCAACTTTGGTGAGGCTATTAACAGCCTTGACGATCGGGCAATAACAGTACTAGGAACTTTAATAGGTGTTGGTGGAATTTTAGGTGCTGCTACTGCGATGACTGGAGGAGCAGGTGCACTTGTATTTGCTGGCATACCAGCTCTTGGCGCATCGATAGCTGGATTCTTTTTAGCATTTGATGGTTTATCTAAACTAGGTAGTGTTCTTGGTGTTGATGGCAGCAGTACTAAAGAACTAATGAAAAACTTTTCTGCAGGTATATCAGAGTTAGTTGGAACTGATATGAGTAATGCCGCAGCTGTAGGAACAGGGTTGGTAAGTCTATCAAAAGGTATGGCAGCGTTCTTTGGTCAACAAGCTCTTGGTGGCGTAGTTGACTTCTTTGGTGGTATCAAAGGAGCATTTCAAGACGGGTGGAACTACCTTTTTGGCAAAGAATCAGAAGACTTAAGTCCAATGGCGAGTATGGTTAAGTCGTTAGAACCCCTTAAGGATTTAGACGATGCATTAATAACAAAGATGGACAGTTTTGGTGTTGCAATCAACAGCTTTGTAAGAAGCTTTGAGGGATTAAACAATATAGACACCAGCACAGTAACTGGTTCTCTATCAAGACTAATGGCTGATATTGGTAGTGTTATGGCGATGATGGACACCATGTTGAAAGGTGGTGTGTATGATACTGGTACAGGCCCAGCAATCAGATTTTTTGGTAATAAAAGAGGTCTTATAGATTTTGGTCCCGGACTAAACAATCTGGATGATCAAGATTTGCGAACTGTAGCTAGTGGAATTAGTAATATAAGATCAGCTTTATCTGGCACCGGGCTTTTAGCCGAAGGTGGTGGCGCCGGTGGAGGCACAACTGTTATTAATAATTACTATAATACACAAGCTGCACCTGCCACTAGCACCGCCACCTTTGGATTCTTAGCACCTCCACCACTTACAAATGATGTTTTTAGTTCAGTGCAATAATTAGTCTTCGTTAGCTAATCGAGCAAAGTAGCTCATAGTATCTTCTTCATCAGTAGAAGATGCTGTTTCCATTACAGCCTCAGCCGTAGCCATCGCAGGCGCGGGTTGAGTCTTTGTTGGAAACTCAGGAATCTCATCATCCAATACAATTTCTTCCTTGACAGTACGAGGTGCTTGTTCACCTAACACTTGAGCTAACTTAACTTTGAGCTCATCATAAGACTTATAGTTCTTAGGATCAGAGAACTCAGATAGATCGTATGCCTTGTTGTATACTGTCTCTAGCTTTTCTTCATCACCGTCATATAAAGGACTAGGAGCACGGAACTCTGACTTATCATAGTTACGATAGCCTTCAACCTGGCGAATCTTTAGTACAAAGTCTGCACCTTCCCACATGTTGAATGGATCCACTGGCTTTTCATCTGGAAACTCGGGTTGTAGTTGATCCATGATTTTATCAAAAATCTTTTTACCAAACTGATACATCATTACTTTACCGTCGTTATCAGGAGCAGAAGGATCAGATACAACTA